GAAGAACTTTCTGCTGTTGCTCCAGAACCTGTAAAACATAATCCTGAAGCTGAAGTTGATAATAAAGTAAATTTTCATATTGGAAGCAATAGAACAGCTACAACTAAAGACAGGGTTTTTGATAAAATTTTTAACAATAATTAATATAAAATAAAATGGCGAATAGTTTAAATACACCAATTACAAGTACTTATGCTGGTGAGTTTGCTGGGAAATATATCTCTGCTGCTCTTTTAAGTGCTAACACAATTGATAAAGGCGGAATAGAAGTAATGCCTAATATCAAGTACAAGTCTACAATGAAGAAAGTAGCAACTGGCTCATCTATTATAGGTGATGCTGCTTGTGATTTTTCTGGAACTGCTGACCAAGTAACATTAACCGAAAGAATACTTCAACCCTCTGAATATCAAGTAAATATGGAATTTTGCAAGCAAGATTTCCAATCGGATTGGGAAGCTGCTCAAATGGGATATTCTGCATTTGATAAAATGCCACCTAAATTTTCAGATTTCATTATTGGCCACGTAGCTGGTTTAGTAGCTGAAAAAACTGAATCTAATATTTGGCAAGGTGTTAATGCAAACGCTGGAGAATTTGATGGTTTAGTAACTTTAGCTTTAACTGATGCTGATGTAGTAGATGTAGCATCTCACGCTGCTGTAACTGCTGCTAACGTAATTGATAAATTAGGTTCTATTGTTGATGCAGTACCTTCTGCACTTTACAATAAAGAAGATTTACACATTTACGTATCACAAAACATTGCAAGAGCTTATGTAAGAGCTTTAGGTGGTTTTGCTACTTCAATTGGTGCTGCTGGTACTGATTCAAAAGGTACACAATGGTATAACGCTGGTGGACAACTATCTTTTGATGGTGTAAAAATCTTCGTTGCTAATGGTTTAGCTGATGATACTGCAATGGCTGCTCAAAAATCTAACTTATACTTTGGAACTGGTTTATTAAATGATATGAACGAAGTTAAAGTGCTGGATATGAGCGATTTAGACGGAAGTCAGAATGTCAGAGTAATAATGCGTTTTTCTTCTGGTGTACAATACGGAATAGGTTCTGATATAGTTTTATACCACGCCTAAGAATTAATTAATAACAAGGGAGTTGAAATGCTCCCTTAATTTAAAATAAAATAATATGGCTTGCGATTTAACAAGAGGGAGAAAAATCCCGTGTAAGGATATTTTGGGAGGAGTAGTTCGTGCGTGGCTAATTGATTTTGGTACGCTTGGTACAGTAACACAAACCTCAGATGAAATTACAGATATGACTGGAACAATAGAGTGTTTTCAGTACGATTTAAAAGGAACAAATAGTTTAGAAACTGCTATTACATCCTCAAGAGAGAATGGTACAACATTCTTTGAAGAAACATTAACTTTAACACTACCTAAACTATCTAAAGAATATAATATGGAATTAAAGTTACTCTCATATTCGAGACCCCATATCATAATAGAAGATAGAAATTCTAATTTTTTATTATGTGGTTTAGAACACGGAATGGAAGTAACTGGTGGAAGTATAGCTACAGGAACTGCTTTTGGTGACTTGAGTGGATACACTTTAACATTAACTGGTCAAGAATCAAAACCAGCTAATTTTATTGCTGGTGGTACTTCTGCTGACCCTCTGGCTGGTATGAGTTCAGCTACAGTGACCGTTACATTGGGAAATAACAGTTAAAAAAGACGCGATTAATATAATTGTGTGATTCATAATATATAGTTTGATTGGAGGGGTGGAAGTGATTAGCCACCCCTTTTTTATTAAAAAAATATGCAAATATTAACTACAAGTGGCACACGAATTATTAACTTTATACCAAGAGAAACAATAACTGGTAGTAAAACTTATAAATTAGTGATAAAGTCAGAAGCTCAAAATAAAGTTATAGCAACAGATAATGATGCAACATTTTCTGAATTAGATTACTATTATCAATATTCAACTACTCAAGCATTAGTTGAAAATCAATACTATACTATTACAATCACCAACACAACAGATAACGCAATAATTTTTAAAGACAAAATGTATTGTTCAGACCAAACACTTTCAGACTATGAAATTTCAAACGGTGTTTATATAGAACAAAGCACAGGAGACAATCAATTTATATATTATGGATAATTTACATTTAATACAATTAGGCCAATATGAAAGGCCAACAATCACAGAAGAACGTAATAAAGATTGGGTATCAATAGGAGATAACAATGATTATTACCAAAGTTTGATTGATGCTTATATGGATAGCACAACAAACAATGCTGTAATTAATGGTATTGTTAATCAAATTTACGGTAAAGGATTAGATGCTACTGATTCTGCACAAAAGCCAGACCAGTATGCGCAAATGAAAAGTTTGGTAAAACCTCACGATTTAAGAAATGTTTGCCAAGATTTAAAACTATTAGGAGAAGCTGCTTTTCAAATAACTTACAATGGTAATAAAATATCAGCAATAACACATTTTCCAAGAGAAACGTTAAGAGCTGAAAAGATGAATGATAAAGGCGAAATAAAAAACTATTTTTATTCTGCTGATTGGAGTAAAGTTAAACAAAATACTAAACTTAAAAAGTTTCCAGTATTTGGTAGTGGCGCACAAAATGAAATATTTATTATTAAAAGATATGTAACTGGATTTTACTATTATTCACCAGCAGATTATAATACTGCTTATGCAACTTTAGAAGATGAAATAGCGTGTTATTTAATTAACGATACTCAAAATGGCTTCAGTGGCACTAAGGTGGTGAACTTTAACAATGGTGTGCCAGATAGAGAAAAGCAACTTGCTATTAAGAATGATGTAATGCAAAAACTTACTGGTAGCTATGGCGAGAAAGTAATTGTTGCATTTAACAATAATGCAGAAAGTAAAACAACTGTTGAGGATATACCATTAAACGATGCTCCAGCACATTATTCTTATTTAAGTGAAGAATGTAGCAGAAAGATTATGTTAACACATAGAGTTACATCACCGTTATTAATTGGCTTAAGAGATGGTAATAATGGTTTAGGTAATAATGCAGATGAAATACAAAATGCAAGTAGATTATTTAATAACGTAGTTATACAACCGTACCAAAATCTTTTAATTGATAGCTTAGATACAATATTAGCAGTAAATGATATTAGTTTAAATCTTTACTTTAAAACTATTGAACCACTTGAGTTTATGGATTTAGAGAATGTTGAGGGTGAAGAAAACATTGAAGAACAAACTGGAATAAAAGAAGAAGAAGAAAGCACAGAGCTTGAGATAATGGCTTCTAATGCTAAAAAAACTGTTTTAGATGAATTAATAGATTTAGGACAAAGTGAAGAAGAAATACTAAATGATTATGATTTAGTACACGAAGCTGAAGTTGATTATGATTTAGAAGATGAACTTGATTTTGTAGTAACTGAAATAAATAAAACTACTAAAAAAGAATTTGCAAGCACTGGTAGAGCATATCCAAAAGCAAAAAGTTCTCAAGATGGTAAATCTAAAAAGAAATCTGAAGAAGGTGTTGAGTTTATAGTAAGATACTTTTATGAAGCAGCTCCTAATCCAGCACCAAGTTCAAGAACATTTTGCGATAAAATGATGGCTGCTAAAAAATTATATAGAAAAGAAGATATTATTAAAATGGGAGAAAAACCTGTAAATGCTGGTTTTGGAAAGAGTGGAGCAGATACTTATTCTATATGGCTCTACAAAGGCGGAGCGAGGTGTAATCATCGCTGGACTCGAAAACTGTTTGCAAGAAAAGGCGGAAGAAGTTTAGGTGAAGCAGTTTCAACTACTAAAGCAATTAAAAGAGGTTTTAGACCAGAAACTAATGCAAAGAAAGTATCTATTGCACCAAAAAATATGAAGTATGCTGGATATACTGCATCTTATTGGAATGAAAAAGGATTTAAAAAATGAGTAAAGCACTATTTGTAACAAGACACGATATTTCAGTATTTACTGCTGCTAATGGTAACGTTGACAATGACAAACTGTTGCCAAGAATTTTGATTGCACAGGACATTCATATTCAGAATTATCTTGGTACAGATTTATATAATAAAATACAAGCTGACATAGTTGGTAGTAGTTTGGCTGACCCTTATTTAAGTTTATTAAATGACTATATTAAACCAATGCTACTACATTGGTCAATGGTTGAATACTTGCCTTATGCTGGTGTTAATATTGCTAATGGTGGTATATATACTAAGAATCCTGAAAACAGTACAGCACTAACAAAAGAACACGTAGATAGCTTAATAGAAAGAAGCAGAACTACAGCACAGTTTTACACAAATAGATTTATAGATTTTATGCAAAATAACGCAGCTGGATTAATACCTGAGTATTATAGTAATTCTCAAGAGGATATGTATCCAGATGATG